TCATTTGCACGAGCAGGGAAATATGTGCGTTAGTGGGGGGGGGGACGTGCCGTTCCTAATTCGGGCACCACTTATGGCATTATTAATATATTGCATTAATGTATTAATAATTAATAATTAGTAAATTCTCTCAAACATTACACTTCAATGATGAAACATCATCAAATGGCAGTCCTGATCCTTGCGGCGGCACTCATTGGATGCGCGTTTTACACCCAAGGAACCCAAATGATGGAACCATTTAAGGGCAAAGGCAAGGGCAAGGGTAAACTGATGTTTAACGGGTCTTATCCCAGCGCCCCCGTGGTGTGTTTGGCCGGCAACAGTAAAATTCCGTGCACGGCATTTAGCAGCGCATAGAATTTAGCAGCGCATAGAATTTAGCAGCGCATAGAATTTAGCAGCGCATAAAACAAAATCAGTTCGCCGGCTTGTAAAACAAGTAGAAGAATTGGTGCTCCTTTTGTGCTTTGACAAGGTCAATTTGTCCAAGCATGTTAAAACCGACGCCGGTGGCCAGTTCAATGAACGTCTGCGGCGACGGCATTCGGAAGTTGCGCACGTTTTTGCGCACCTTGCCCGTCTTGTCGTCCGTGAACACCTCCATGTATTGAACCACGTCGTTCGGGAAAATTTGCACGTCCGACTTGTATTCAAAGTCGTTGAACTTCGCCACGCTGCGCGCGTTGTTGCTCGTGGGCGTGGGCGTGGGGACCGCGTTGTCGCCACCCAACATGCTCGCCGCATTGAACCGGCGCGGGTCCACCAAATGCAGCACAAAGTAGCCGCCCGGTTTCAACCAGGCATAAATGTTGGAAAACAGCTGCTCGGTGTTAGGAATGTAATACACCTCAAAATTCAGCATGGACACCAGCGTGAAGCTCTCCGGCTTGAACGAGGACACCACCGTGGGGTCGCCTTTCACCATGTTCAACCCGGGGTACGCCTTTTTGGCCTGCGCAATCATGTCCGCAGACGTCTCAATGCCAGTTATGTCGGTTATGCCATGTTGAATGAATGCATTCATGTAGGCACCGGTTCCCGCCCCCACGTCCAGAGCAACCGTCTGGTTCGAGATGTCCGGATACTTGTTGATTATGGCACCCACTTCATACGCGTTGTTCACTTTTTGGTTGAACAGTTGGTCATACACGGCTGCATAAAACGCGTCCTTCGAATCCGCATCCTTTTTCACAATGACGCCGCTTTTGCTGGTGCTTGAACTGTTTTGTATGAACGATTCCATGAATGAACCCGAATAAGGGCGGGGATTTTTGCGACGTTGAATCTTGTTGTAGGCTGAAATGAGCAACAACATCGTGATGACGATTAGCAACACGCGAAACCAGACGTTTCGTTCAATCGATTTGCAGAAGGTGTTGAATGCATTCATTGGAGAGAAATGTGTTATTTTAATGATGTTAATGTGTTGATATTAATATATGTTATATTGTTATTTATTTTTTTAATATTCTGGATTAAATGAACGACAATGAAATCAACGACGTCCGCGGTGAAAGTGAATTCAAAGGAGTCACGTTCTCGAAATACAAGAAGGCCGACGTTCGCAAAGAATTGCTCAACTGCCTAAAAAATGGGAAAATAGAACCTGCGTGCTACTGGACCGCCGAAATGGTGTGCGCCGGGCACTACCCGGAATTGTGGGACGTCATCATCACGTTTGTCAGCAAGCACATTCATTTAGCAAACCCCCGTCTCTGCATATACTTGGAAATGCGATACGAAGCGTTCAAAGGCATTGTTGCCAACGGCTACATTGGGAACGAGCTGCGCATGCGCAACAACCCCCGCATTCGGTCCCTGTTTGCCGAAATCATGTGCGTTTTGTGCAACTCCAAAAAAAAATACAGCCTCGAGGGCATCAAAGTCAAGAAAACCGATTTTGACAGCACCTCGATGACGGACAAGCTGAAAGCGCCGAATGTGTCATACGCTTCCGATGCGTTTTTGTCGGGCGACCCGAAAGAACTCTTCATCGCAATCAACGAATTCGCGTTCCACATCTCTAAAGAATCCAAAAACAGTTTGCTGGCGTCCTACTGGCTGGAATGGATCATGGAATTCGAACACGTCTGCAAGATGAAAAAACAGAAGTGCGTCGGCGAACGTCGCAGCACCATGCCCGTGGAATCCAAATTTCAAATGGACCCCATCTGGCTCGTGTGGGAACTCATCCTGGGACAAGCGCAAAAAATGTCCGACCCACTCACGCACAAAATCACGCAAAGTCTGCTCAAACTGTATTGCCTGCGATTCACCGATGGAGTCAAAAAGAAACGGCGGTATTTGATTTACTTTGCGATTTGCTTGCTGACCGAGCCGGTCATCATGACACAAGAAATCGTGTCGAACAAAGAAACCATTGAAGCGGTTGTGAAAAAAATAGACACGGTTTACAAGCAAGTGAAGAAAAACGAAATTGCGCCCAAAACGGATTACCTGTCGGGTTCGGTTGGAGGCGCGAAATCTGATTTAGATAAAATAATTGAAAAGATGGACAAACTGAATTCAATGAACACCATCATTCGCATGACATAGTGTGGTTGGTGGTGGTGGTGTGCATGACCGGCGACTGCGGTGGCTTAGGCTGTGCCCAGTTCATCATTTGCATTTGGAATATTTTCTCATACGTGTGCATTATGGATTTGGTTGGGTTTGTATGTGATAGTGATATATTTTTATCTTCATTAAAATATATTAGCAATTAACATTGAGCTGCAATACATGTCGTATCCTGCTCCTGCACTCGCCCCCGCATCCGCACCTTCCGGCATGTCGTCGTTTTCATTCAATGACGCAGATGTTGGCATGAATCCTGCACCCGAGTCTTCTTCCACGTTGTCATTGTTGGTGCGCGGCGCATTAATCATTCTGTTGCTTGCGCTCATTGGATTCAATGTGTTTACTTATTTAGATGACATCACCCGATGGTTGAGCGACACCTTTGGAGCTCCGTTTCAGGCAGTTGCTCGATTTTTGGGGTACGCCGCCATTGACACCGCCCAGACCACCGTGGATGTCTCTGCCCAGGGAACCAAATCGGCGGTCGACATTGCCGCCGGGGCCGCAACCAGCGGCATTGACGTTCTGCAACAAACCATTGAACAAAACGGTCGCCAAGAAGACCAGGACCAGGACCAACAGCCAGGACAATCAGGCCAATACAGAAAAAACTACACCTCTAACAGCGCGGCATTGCAGCGTGCGCTGTCTCATGCCAAGAAACAGCCACCGCAACCCGACGACGCCACCAGTCGCACCCAACGCACCGGCAAATCCGGATATTGCTACATTGGCGAAGACCGCGGGTTTAGGAGCTGCATCAAAGTGGGCGAAGAAGACACGTGCATGTCCGGCGACATTTTCCCGACCCACGCCATCTGCATCAATCCCCGCCTTAGACAATAAGTGCATCTCTTACATGCATGTGTCATTCATGCATGTAAATAATCAATTCATATCAATGCACCAATGCACCAATGCACAATGCACCAATGCACAATGCATTTACTCACAAATCTCGGTGTAAGTAAGGTTCAACAAGGGGCACAGCTCTTTGGGGTCAAACTGAACTTTGATTTCCTCATTGCGTGAAGTGCAGAGCTCTTGCTCAATGAAGTTAATAATGGGGCACACCTTGTGAATGTCTTTGTCATGAAGATGTAACCCATGTTTGGCTGCATGCTCATTCTCATGCGGATGCTCCTGCTCATGTTGGCTGTTATTGTTGTATTCGTTTTCAAGAATCCGAACGGACATGACATCATAGCTGATGGGCTTGGTGACAAAGTGTTCCTTATCCGTTTTACCCGAACAAAACGAGGTATTATACTCCTGCAACAACACGCACAACTTGGATGCATTTGCGTCATGGGGGTGCTCATCATGTTCATGCACGTGTGCATTAATGCAAAGGTCGTGCTCGACAATTTTTATGAGCGGGCACAACTCGCTCGGATTCAGATTGGATTTAGGAATCACAAGCGCTGCATCGGAGGTCGCAGGAAGCAACAACAGCAATGAAAGAAAAGGCATAAGGCGAGAAATGTTCATTGATTCAATTATTTTGGTTTGATTGATTGTTTGGATTGTTTGGATTGTTTGGATTGTTTGGATTGTTTGGATTGTTTGGATTGTTTGGATTGTTTGGATTGTTTGGATTGTTTGGATTGTTTGGATTGTGTTTATATGTATTCTAAATAAAATAAATATTGCAATTTATTGCAAATTTGCAGTTATTGTGTTGCAGTTATTTCGCCTGCCCACCACCAGTTTCCTGTTGTAGGGGCAAAGGGGATATTTTGCAATGCAGGAGGAACAGCCGCCGGAGTATCACTAATAACTAGCTTCATATCTTGATAGGCACCACCTTCGGTTTGTGCATTGTATTGCGACCATATTGTATAGTAAATGCCACTAGCTTGAATCCAATTAAAATCATTGAAGGCAGGTGAAATATTTCCATCATTAACATCATATACAAATGCATTAGAAAAATCCAAGGTATTCGACTTATCCGGCTGCGGCGGCGGTGTGGGTGTGGGCGGCGGAAATAGGTTGATGGGTTGGTTAAATCGATACATTCTTACAATATCCTGAATTAAAAAATTTGGTGTCTTGCAAAAATATAAAAAGAAGGGGGCAGTTTCATCGATTTCAGCGGTGGCAAAACCTGGTGCAGATTTATATAAATATGCACTAATCAAACTATTGGTTCCATTGGTCATTTGTATTTGACTGAATGTTAGTGGTCCACTACCACCATTAAACCTTGGAGGGTCACCACCAGATGTTGTTTCGTAATCTACAGGAGTAAATCGATAAATTACACCCGTGGGTACGGGTGTGGGCGTGGGTGCGGGCGTGGGCGTGGGCGTGGGTGCGGGCGTGGGTACGGGCGTGGGTGTGGGTATAGGCTCAGGCTCAAATGCATTAAATAATTCCAAACTTCTTGTTTTGCCCCCCGATGCAGGCGTCACCTGTAACTTATAGTTGTATAATGGCACGCTCGTATCAATGAACAGGGGTATCACTGGACCAGGCACATCACTGTCGCTTGTCAATGAATAAAGCACCGGCGGCTTATTGCATTGCAGCGCCACCGTTGCGCCTTCACTTTTAATTTCAGGCAATTTATCCACATTGGGTTCCGTGTGGGTTTGTGTTTGGGTTGCCCACGACTTCTTGCGGGTGAATGCATTGCGCGATATCATGGAATAAAACATTGCGGGAGACAGCTGCGCGCTGTTGCTTCTATACTTCAAAATTTCCACTTTGCGCCGTTGGTCCAATGCATACGTGCTATACGGTTTAATTGAATTGCCGCACGTCGCATATCCATAATTGCTGTCGCAATTGGGACAGTTGTTTCCTCCCGCTCGAGACCACGGTGGCGGACTCGGAACAAAATTTATTATTCCGCATGAAGTTGTGAGAGGAGCAACCGGGGTTGCACTAATGGGAGACGGGTCGCCTTGGCCTGATGCATTAATTGCACTTACTTGGAAATCATAACTTGACCCATTTTTCAAAAAATATATTGTCAGCGTTGTCATTGAATATTGCACACTCCACCCCCCACCAGTGTTTGAGCTCAACCTGTACGCAACCATGTAGTTGGTTATTGGAGAACCTCCGTCTAAACCAGCGGACCACGACAAATAAACCTGTGCATTGCCAGGAATCGCTTTTAAATTTTTGGGCGCATACGGAACGGTTGATGGAGTTGCACTAACAACTGCCGAATATGGACCTCTGCCAATTTCATTTGTTGCATAAACTCTGAAATGATAAAGTGTTCCATTGGTCAATCCTGAAACAACCCTCGATGTTAAAGCTGGATTATTTGATGGGTTTGATGGGGAATCTAGACTAGTTGTCCATGAAGATTGGTCTGTGCTATACTCCACATCATACTTAGTGACCACACTACCTCCATTGTATGGACCAAGCCAACTCAATTCAACCTGTCCGCTCACACCGGTG